TCGCTGGCGACACCGTTCTTGACCCACTGCTTCAGCTTCATCCGGCAGACCTGACGCTTGCGGGGCTGGTCCTGATCCGGCTTGATCGGCAGCCAGTTGGCTGACTTCTTTTCGTTGGGGTGCAGCTCGTCGAACAGTGCTTCGACTTCCTCGCACCACGCCATGTGCTCCTTGTTGTCGTTCTCCAGCAGGATCTCGACTTCCCAGGTTGCGGGCTTGGTGGGCTCGAACCTGTTCTTCTTGGGTTCTTTCTCCAGCCCACACCACCGGACCTCTACCAGTGGTGTTTTCTTCAGTTCTCTCGCCATTTGGCCTATGGATTTGGTGTAGTGCAGCCGTAGCTGCCGGCGAACTCTACGGGGGCTTAAGACAAAGTCAACCCGTTCAGCTGAACAGATAAGGGTTGCTGCCGATGGCCATTGGATCCATGCTGTTGTGGACTGGTGGAGCAGGCAGCTTCTCGCCTGCATTTTCCTCCATTTCGCAGTGCATCTCAGCTAATAGCGGCTTGCGATACAGCTGGCCAAACTCCCAGACCAGCATCTCGTGAAGACGGCCTGCGTTGGCAGGATGACACCCAAAACAATCATGAGTTGTCAGCAGCGGGATACTCTGCTCTGCGCACTTGTATGCGATCAACTGGCAGTAGGCAGCATCAAATGAATGAATCGCGTTTGCTGCTAATCCTTTGTTGGCCTGTGTCGCACAAAGCGGTGAATCGGCAGGCTGGTCAACCATCTTCATTTCGACCTTCTTGCCGTAAAGGTTGGTATGCACGCGAAAGCGTGTCTGCTCCCTGTCAGCCACGCGCATCGGCCAGCCGGATGGCGATGTCCAGTGCATGACCTTCTGCTTGTTCAGCAGCTGCCTGCAGCAGGCACGTAGCCATGCCTTGACCTCCATCACCGGGTTGATCACAGCCTTGAGCTCGCTCCACATAATCGAGGCGAGATATTTGCTGGGCATCGACACGCGATAGACGTATTCCTCGAGCGGCACGTAGCCGAGGTAATCCTCCAGGGCATCCACCAGCCCATCGCAGAGCGACATATAGGTGCCGCCGTAGGGAGCGCGGAGCACTGGTCCTTTACAGAGCCCTCGATCTATCCCACGCTTGAGCCACAGCTGAGCTAGGCCTTGCCGTCTCTGATCCCCGGACTGCAAGTCCTTGGTCAGCTCCAGCGTTACCGCTTCCGCGATGGTCGTATAGAGATCCTGCGGGCTGTCGCCATACAGATTCGTCAGCCGGCCAACCTTGTCGTGCCTGGTCAGCCCGGCCAGGATGCCGCAGCCGCTGCAGGTTTGATCCAAGCGGACCATCACGCCAGTGCGGCCTGTGGCCTGCGCTTCGCGGACGCCATGGCAGGCCTGCAAGAACTGCCAGGGATCCTTTGCGCCGCGCCATAGCTCTGGCTTGCCGAGGGGGTCGTCAGCTGCAGCAACCATCTGATCAATGTGTTGCCGCCCCCAGTTCAGCCG